TGCGTTCAGTCTGCCGTCAAGATATTAGGTTTGATTCAGCCTGCCTGCGCCTGACCAGCCCCGGCAATACTCTACCGCCGCCTCGAACCCATCGCATTAGCTCAGTCTTGGCGGCTTCTTTATCATTAGCCTGAATCCGCTTTCTAAGGGTTGATGAGGCTAAGTTTCCGCTACCTAAGTTGTAAACGAAGTCGAGTAAAGCCGCCGTAGCGGAAGCCCCCCATTCAAGTACCTTTGGGCATAATCGGACTGCGCTTGGAAAGCAGATCGTGCGAAGTTCCCACATCAGTAGGTCTTCAGCACGCTCCTTTGTGATGGGTGGGTCAGCTAGTGTTACCCTGACCCCGTTTTCATATCTAGTGCTGCCGTAGCCTATGGTTGGCACTCCTGCGGGGCAAAGGTATGGCTTGAGGTACAACCCCTCAAAAGAGCGACAAAGTGCTGCCGCTAGGGTGGTGGCATCATTTTCCACGCTTGCCAAGGGAACGGTCTGCAAAGAAGAAACCCAGCACCACGCCAGTGATTTCCATGTCGTATTCCTGCATGGCGAATCCCTGTTGGGCTAATTTTGCAACCCATAGCCCAAGAGCAATCGTCGCTGCTGCCGGACGAATGATGCCGTTCCAAGCATCAACCCAATAGATTCCGGTAGGTTTCATGGCGTTCTTCATGGCCTCAGTAAAGGCAGCGGCTTCCTCAGACAGCACATTCGCCTCTGCCTGCGCCTCGATGGTCTTGACACCAAGTTCTGCCTGCAACCGGATGGCTTCTTGGGTTCGCTGATGCGCCCTGTCGTCCATCTCGGTCTGGAGCCTCATGCGCTCCAGTTCAAAGGTGTGATCCTGTTTCTTGTTGATGAATGTGGAGATTTCACCCCACATCATTCTGAAGACTGACCCGCCGAGGAAAGATAAGAGCGCGGAAATCATTTTCCGTAAATCCCCAATTTTGCAGAGATGCCAACAACGATGAGACCTGTGACTATCACCAGCAGTCCCCACACGCCTTTCTTGGCGATCTCAAGTTTCATTTCACGCCAGAAGTTTTCCTGTGCGGTGGCTGCTGAAATCATGGACTCGTGATACCTACGGTGACCATCGAAGTCCACCTCTCCACCCGGAGTTTTAGCAAACCCTGTGTGAACCTTGCGAAGTTCATCCAAGATTTCATCTAGTTTTTCTTCAAGTGCCTTATGTTCCATTTTCCAGCCTTTTAACTCTTTCTTCAAGATAATTGATTGAGCGTAAACACGACTCACACAGCGATCTGGACGCTGCTTGCGTCTCGATAGCTGTAGCCAGCTTATTGAGCGTCTGCGTTATCAGCGCCAGCATCGTGCGGATTTCTGATATGGAATCCATCATTGAGATAGCGCATTTTTATTTTCTGGCGCGAGCATGTTAAAAGTGCCCGTGCGAATCAGTTCGGCGGCTTGTCTGGCACCTTGAGTTGTCAGCACAGCAGGATTGCTGATGATTTGAAGCACTAAGTTACGTTCGGAAGCGGGTACTGAGTCCAACAAGTTTTTAGCTGTTTCCGGTTTTTTCAGCGCCTCCGTCAAAACAGACATGGTCTTGCTACCCAGTTTATTTTCTAGGATATCTAGCGTTTTGTTGACCGCTGCACCTTTAGCACTTAACCCCCAGGGAATTTTTATTTTGGAGATGTTTTGCTTTAGCAATTCAGCCAAAGCAGTTTGACCTTCCGTCGCCTGTTTTTTAACCGCGACATCAGTTAAAACTTTTTTGGCTTCGTCCCGAAGAGTAGCCATTGCGCTGTCTGACAGTTCGACCGCGATATTGTATTTACCTGGACCTAATATACGCTCGACTACATCGGGCGATTCATTCTGAACCAACTGAACAAAAGCCGGTTTGTTAGTTTTCCATAGTTGAAGTGCTTCACCCGCCAGTTGTTGTTCCGCTACCTTACCCATCATCGCGGCGTGTTGAGTCAAGTATTCTTTGTACCCTACGCCGCCTGCGGCCTCGATGGCGTCGTCGATCACCGGCTTGATTTTGCTTAAAACCCCAGCAGCAGCTTGCCGTTGGGCCGTTGCGTCTGCGGTCGGCATGATCTGACGAATGGTTGCATTCACCGAGTTCTTGCGAATGGCGTCAAGGGCGCGAGCATCAATCACCCCGCCACTGCTGGTCCATTTGGCAATGTCGTCGCTGACGTTCTTGAGTGAACCCAGCAGCAGATCGTTTGCGGCGAACTCTGGATTCTTAGCGGCGGTAGACAAGGCGCTGACAACAGACTCGCCTTTAAGCGGCTTAATACCAACTGCACGAAGCGAGCTGGCAGCTTCATCGGCAAAGCGAGCGCCTTGGCCAAGATCGAGCGATGCTTGCGCGGCCTTATTCGACCAATCATTGAACGCGCGTTCAGCCAAAGAACCCGAATAAGTATATTTTTCAAACCCTACAGGCAAACCTTTTTTGATAAGGTTAAGTCGAGCGCTGGCGGCGGCTATATCGCCTAATTCCATGAGGCGGCGAACCTCCTGCACCTTGGCAGCGGCTTGATCACCCAATTCGGCAGACAGACCTTCTAGCCGTGCAACTTCTTTACCCAAGTTTGCGCGGTTAAGGGCCGCTTCACGCATGGGAGTAGTTACTCCTCTAACAGTTTCTTTTGCCGCTTCAGCCGCGCCTCTAGTTTCAGCCGCAGTTGTACCACCCGCAAGCCGAGACAAAGCATTGAGAGACACTTCACCTTGAGACTTTTCCAAAGCGGCCAAAAATCGAGGGTCGCGTTTAGAAACGCGATCAATTAGCGCCTGCCAGGTTGGGCTATTGATGTCAGCAGTCGCTTGCGCTGCGCTCACATCGGCGCCTTGAGCGGCGCGAAGCATATTTTTTGCTTCTTCCAAATCTGGACCCAGTGCATTACGGGCAATATCTGCCGCTTTATTTTGCGGTATTCGGCGTAAGTCCATCAACTTACCAACGCCTTTGGCAATTAAGGGTGCAGCGACACGCCCGGCCGTTTCCATTGTTGCGCCCACAAGAATGTTACGGGCCGGTTCAATAATTTGCGCCGCGCCTTGTCGTGGGGCCTCACCACCAAAATATACATCCCCTAATTTAAGTGCTTCTTGCGCGATACCGTAACCCAGACCAGCGCCAGCGACACCGCCAGCAGCAGCGCCGACAGGGCCGCCCCCCAGCAGGCCAGCGCCGCCCCCAATCAGCGCGCCGCCGCCTGCGCCTAACGCCTCGATTGTCGGGGCGGCGAATTTTCGTACTGTTTGCCAAACGCCGGGTTCCGGTCGCGGCGTTTCTGACATAGCAGGCCGACTTGGTGCAGAAATGCCAAACTTTTCACGAATTGCGCTTTGAGTAACCGCGTTTGCATTCGCAAAGTTTGGGTCTTGGGGCGCCCATTTATCAAATATCGCCGCTTTTGTCGCCGCGTTGGCGTTAACAAAATTTGGGTCGTTAAGAATCATCGAAAGATCAGCCATGATGATTCCTTATCTGAGTAATGGATTATTTGTGTCAACGGCGTCAGCAGGGGCAGGAGCGCTACCGCGTCGTTCAAGCCTATATTCGTATGTTGAGTTATAGGTTTCTCTTGCGCGTTGGGAAGCGCCTTCAACTTGGTTAGCTAAATCTAACAAAGTAGCCTTAACATCAGCCGTGTCTTGGGTTTTATTTAATGCGCCAAACGCGGCTTTAAGTTGCTGACCTTCTTGATTAGATATGTTACCGAGAGCGCCGCCTGTTTTAGATGCATCGCGTAAAGCCTGGAGCATTTGAAAACCGCCTTTGGCCGTAATTTGATCGTACAGGGCCTGCGCGCGGCGGGCCTCTGGCGTTATGCTCGGTGTGCGCCCATAGATCAAGCCTGTAATACCGGAAAGCCCTGGATGGTTAGCCAAATCACGGATTTGTTTTGCAAATTCAGTGGAATTTGTTTCAATTGTTTTAATTGACTGCGTTGCAATCGGATAGTTTGCTTCGCGTTTCTGTATTTCTTTCGGTGGCAAATTAACTGTTTGCGCTGCTGGCGTCATGCCGCCTTGGATTGCTTGTTCGCGGGAAACATAAATCATACGCCCTGGATTATTGGGGTCTTCCACAGCGACCGGCGCAGAAGGCGTCGGCAATGCGCGCGATTCTTTCGCGATCCGAATTCTTTGTGCTTCTTCTTCCGGGGTAAGCATACGCTCTTGGCGTTGTGTATCACGAAAAGCAGCATAGCCCTGTTGCGTGATGGGAAACCCTAGCTGTTGCATTTTGCGTATTTCATCTGGCGTTGCTTCAGGGGCTGTATAAACAACTCTACCCCCGCGCATCACCGCTGCTCCCGGCGATACAGTATGGAACGTGCTACGCTGTTTTAGTTCTTCTTGGGCTAATTTGCTAAAAGGCGCAAAGTAAGGATTCTTAGACCCTTGAATTACTAATCCTTGTAGCTGCGCGTCGCTCATATTTTGAAGGTTAATACCGCCACCAGCCGCCATTGCGTTAATGGGTGCGGGGGCCATTGCATTGGTGGGCGCAGCCGCACCTAGAGGAGTGGGCGTAACCGCTGGCGCGGGGGTGGGAGCGCCAACAACAGCGCCAGAGGGTTCGGGCGTCGGCGCGGGGGTTGTACCAATAACAGTACCAGAAGGCGCAGGTGCGGGAGCTGTACCAAAAACGCCGGGGAATGTTCTTTCAAAATCTGCTTTATCTCGAATATTTTGAAGAATAGTCATTCCTTGGGTAACAAGGCGTGAATCGCCTGACCCAATCATTTCCCTGCCGATTTGAGCTAAATTATCTGGGCCGCCATGTTCCATTGCGGCTTGACGAATCCGCTCCATTGCGGCGTCAGTGCGGCGAAACTGTTCCAGTTGCAATTGCAATTGTTGCTGCTGAGTTTGCGCGTTTTGAAGCTGCGTGAGTTGAGCGTACTGCGCCAGCATGTTGGGCGCCTTTATCTCAGGCGCCCGGTATGACAAAGCGATATTAGGGTCAACAAGTGCCATGATTACTCCTTATCCCCAAGGTCCGACTGCGCCGCCACCACCGCCGCCCAACGCTTGTTGTAGCAGGGCGTTCTGGGCTTGCTGTTGGCTGTAGTTCAGATACTGGCCCAGACCGCCGCCGATGGCGCTGGCAGCGCCCATATAGCCAGACGCGCGGGCTTTGGCCGCTTCAGCGCCTGCCTGACCTACATTAGCGGCCATCGTCTGGCCTGCCGCACCAAGTTGCTGCGCCGTCGTCTGACCAACACCAGCCAAGGATTGAAGCGGCGCTAACCGAGCGGCCCGCTCAGCTTGATAGCGGTTGAAGGCGTTCGTGTATTCCTGCGACCCCATCTCCTGACCGTAGCGTTCGGCTGCTTTAAGAGCGCCGCCAGAGATCAAACCACCACGAGCCGCAGCCTGACGATCAAGGGCTTTCAGACCTTCAGACAATCGGAACTGGTAACCGGGGTCTTGCTGGAATTGCTGCACTGTAAATGGAACATAATCCGTTGCAGCAATCAGCTTATTCAGCGCCTGCTCGCCTGCCTTGCGCCACGGTTCTTGCAGAGCAACTGACTCTTTCCATTGCTGGTATTGCAGATCAGCCGCGCGATTAGCGGCGTCAGCTTGTGTTGAAGCAGCGCTTTGAGCGGCGCTACCACCGAGTAAACTACTGCCGATAATGGCGGCGGGTATCATCCAAGGCATACTATTCTCCTTCGCTCAAACACTGAGCAATTTCGCGAACTTGTTTAGCATCAGTAGAACTGATGATTACATTGTCAATATCGTCTTCATCTGTGCATTCAGTCGCGTGAATGCAATACCACACAACATCCGTCAAAGACTTGACGCCATGATGCTTACCCGCCTCAATAGTTAGGCACGCTGGCGCATGAATAACCGTTTTTACACCATCTACAATCAACTCCACCGATCCCTGCGCCAGCACGGATAAGTGATCATGTTTATGCGCGTGTTGGACAAGCCATTTATCGGCGGGGATAAATGTCTCCTTGGCGTAAACACCGCCGCCAAAGTGATGCCGAACATCAGGGTCTATAAATTTCATGTCACCTCACGCCCACTGACGCGCATGTTGATAGAACTGGCCGTTCCTGCAATTGTACTAATGAAGTCGCCATTTCCCAATACCTGCCCGACTAGCTCTGGAAAAGTGTAAACCTCGGCGGGCTGGAGGGTCTTGGTTTTGGTGATCAAGTTGTCGTTACCCGCTGAGTAGCTGGAAGTGACCAAGTTGACCGAAAGCGTGGCAGCAGCGCCGCTATAGTTGGTCGCGGTAAACTTGTCGATGATCGCCGTGGCGTTGGTGGCTGTATATTGGGTAGTCTGGGTAGCCTCGACCGTTTTGGCCGGAACTAGGACTTTTACTAGGACTGTCATGTTTTACTCCAGTAAGAGAACATTATTGGGTGTGTACTGGGTCATAACCCAATTTGTGCCGTTAGAGACTAATGTACAGGTTTCCCCAGCCACAGCCGCCAAAATAGCCGTGGCCGCCGCGCCACCAGCCAAGGGTACAACATTACTTGACGCTGATACAAGCGTTTGCGCCTGGTAGTTCTGAAAATGAAGGGTTCGCCCTGTGTAACTGCTGGCAGTGGGCAGCGTTACGGTGCAAGACGAGCCAGACTTATTGTTGATGATCCAAACATCTGTATCTGCAACAGAAAAGTTTGCTGTGTAAGTGACTGGCGCCGTAGTCGTGCCGGGGCTTGCATTTTGCCACCTAGAGTTACTAGCATTCCAAACTATAACGTCTCCATTATTAGGAGTACGGGCGTAAACATCGCTTAATTCTGTCAATTTTGGGTAAAAAGACGGTCTGACAAACAGACTGCCACTACCCCCAGGCCCTGCATTGACTACAGCCGCGACGACAACAACTTCAGCGGGGGATACTGGTCGAGCATTAGTCATCCCACCCACATAGGCGGGGTTGTAATACAGAATATCCCCATCCGCCCATGTCTCGCCAACAGATGCCCCAGTGGTGTTGATGCCACGCACCAAACCAAAATTGGTCACGTAACCAAACCCATTGTTGGCAATGTCCATCGTGGCTACACCCATGATGTATAGCCCTTCAGTCAACCCTGTGGTTGAGGGTTTACCCTTAATTACCCCAGATGCGCCGACTGCGCCGTCAAACTGGATCAGTTGACCATTGGTGATGGTGGCGCTGGCTCTGATTCTGTAAAGCGATTCCAGACCTGTTTGCAGGACTACACCATCGTAGCCCATCCCGATGTCAAGCGTGCCATCTCCGCTGTTCCAGGCTATTTGCCCTGGCTGTACGGCCACACCGGCGTTTTGGTCCCAACCGATGTAGTCCATAAACTCTTTGTTCATGGGAGCCATCGTGCCCAACTGCGGCTGGGATGGGGTCAGCTCAAGTTCGGCAATCCGAGTATGGGTACGCTCAAATTCATCAATCGTAACTGGCGGCGGTCCTTTTTGCAGGTCGTCCAAAGACACGTTGCTGCCGCCCTGCGACTGAAACAACGAATAGAAAAACATGTACCATTCACGCGAAACATTCCCCGTCCGTGGGTCAATGAAAGCAACCCGTGGCGGCGTGATAGGTACATTGATCGGATTAGGCATTGGTGCCGCTCAGTGTCAATTCGGCGCTCATAATGGCGATCTTTACCGGGTCGGTCATAGATAACTCATAAACCCGGTCACGCAGTTTCATGGTCATGCCCAGGCGGTTCCATTTAACATGCTCGCCATACTGGCCGATCCTGCCGATAGTTACCCAGTGTTCGCTTGACCATGTGTGGCCACCATCATCAGACCAGCGCAGCATGACCTTGGGGTCGGAGCCTTGACCTGAAACTAGACCAACACCGCTTTCCATCATAATTTGCAATGTATGATGGGCTGTGCGCTTTAAGTTGTTCTGGCCCGTCGGGAGCGCCCGCCAAGAGCGCAGCCACTTCTGGATGCCGCCGTTGTCGGCGTAAGTGTTTAGGTCAAAGATGTAAATGTTGGAGTTTTCATAGTCTCCGACAATTACCTCGTTGTTAAAAAACACCTGACAGTTGCTGCGGTGGCGCGTAAAGTCGCCGTTTTCGAACCCGGCGCGCTCATGCCATGCCTGCGTAGAGGCGTCGTAAACCCAGGTTTTTCCAGCCGACGGAAAAGTCAGCACATAAAAGTTATGACCGTCCTGCTGATAGGTATAGGCTATAGCATCGGAAATGTTGCCGTACTGCTGGATTTGCCACTCAATGGCGTGCGTTGAGATGCGTTGGCCGGTGTAGCCGTTGGCTCGGTAAACAATGCCTTGGCCGCGCGCGTCTTGGCCCAACCAAAAGATGCCATTGTCCATTTTGGCAATCGAGTACGGGGCAGCGCAACCCAGTTCGTTGTACGCGCCTTGGATGCGAGACAGCGGGAAATCCACGCCGCCGGAGTCATACCAGACCTCGACCGAGTTAGTGCCAAAAATCCAGCACTCGCTGTGGTCTATGATCAGCCCTACCACGCCGTCGGGCGATCCCTCGGCGCTGGCGAAGTCCAGCGGGTCTACTGATGTTCCATCCAGTAGTTGAGTTACCCAAATGCGTTGGCTGTTTGGTTCGTTAAAGACAAAATAACCATCCAAATAGCCGACGGTCACCGCACCAGGAAAGTCCGGGTCAGTGATTTGCTGGAAGACGTTTGTCGTGGCGTTATAGATGTAACTAGGGCCGTTACAGGCAATAAAAAGCTGGGTTCCGTTGTCAGCCATGCTGACCGGCCCTGTGCCACTTACGGTGCCTAACAAAGTGGCCGCGTAAGTAGAGTCCAGTTTATACAGTTTGGTGCCACTTACGACGTACATATAGCCGCCATAAGCCCACAGCCCACGGATTGGGCCAGTGCCTACGCCGGTGAGGTAGCGCAATCCTGGCGCGCGGTTAAGAAAAGCGGCTTCCAGACCGCCTTCAGGCACCACTTCAGGATAAAGATTGACCATCCGGTTATCAGCCGCGTTGACCGACCGGGCAACATATGCACTGCCCAAAATAGGCGATTTCATTGCGGATACCCGGTGTAGATATTAAAGCGGCTGCGGTTAGCTACCAGCGCATACGGCACAAACAGCACATCGCCGGGGTTATTGATGCGCTTGAGGTTACGCTTGCTGGTCATGGCGATACGCTGCACCTGTTGCGATGGCTCAACGCCGAATTCCGGGGCGATCTCGCAGGCCAAGTTATAAGTGAACGCCCGCATATAGCCGGGCGGAAAATACATCTCAGTGGACAACAGCGCGGGCTGGGCCAACTCCTGAACCGATACAAAATGCCACTCCAAGTCTTGCGACGGGATGGGATAGACGCTTATCGTAGTGTTGGGAAAAGTGTTGTTTGCGAAAATTAGCTGCGGGTAGCTGGTGTAGATGTTCTTAACAGGAATGTTATCGAACACTTCCTGATTGACAAACTGCACGCTATACGACACGCCATTCGAGATGAAATAGGTTGAATCCTGCAACTGAACAGGACGAAGACCGACAAAATCGCCAGTAGGCCCAAGGGTTCGAGTCATATGACCAGCGGGCCAAATGAACACCTGATCCTGCGTAGCGTAGACCGCCAAGCGCTCAGTTGACCATGAGTCAATCATTTGATTTAGCGCAAGAAGAGCGTCATTCGCCGTTTCTGCGGACGGAACTTCGCCCTCGGCTAAAACACCCAGTAGGCGCAGGGCCCTGTTAATTTGATCGCCCGCAGTAGTGGCCATGTTTACTCTCCTTCGGATTCGTCGCTTGCCGAGATTTTCTCGTTGGGCTGTTCGATAGATTGTTCAACAACTCGCCGCGTATATTTACGCTTCGGTGCCGCTTCTGGTTCTTCCACAGGCGTAGCCGAAGTATACCTTACCCAGCCATTTTTTTCATCTTGTTGTATCTCAATTTCATTGGTTGCGACTTTGGCGCCATGCTGAGGATGTGTCAAAACTACATGCATAAGAAGTCTCCATGTGAAAACGGGGCCGAAGCCCCGTTTTCGTTAGCGCGAGGATTAACCCCACATACGAGCCGCCATTTGCGGGCGGATAGCGCTGTAGCCGTACAGAATGTCCACACGAGTAGGTAGCACGTCGGCGTTGATGTCGTACTGACGCACGATACGCAGGCTGATACCGTTGTGAACAGCGCGGCTGGCCATGTCAACGCCTTGGGGCAACAGCAGGTCAGCGGTTGCGAAGGCGATAGCGTCGCGGTGGTAGACCAAGTTCTGGGCGTATTGACCAGAAGCAGCGCCTACAAACACGACATCTTTGCTATTGCCAGGCAGAGCGTCCACGGTGGCCAAGGCTTCGGCAGCCGAGTACATCGGGGCAACGGTGATGTTGCCAGCGCCGGAGCCGTTCAGGGTCACATCAGCCAAGGCCACAAACTGGAACAGCGAACCAGTGGACTCACGGGTTTGCGGGTTCACAGCATAGCAGCCAGCCACAGTAAACACGTCGCCAATTTTGACGGTAGCTGATGCGCCAGCGCCGGTAATGGCGATGGTGGTGGCACCTTCGACAGTCACAGCAGCAGAGGTCGTGCCGCCGGTGGCAGTACGCGAGCCGCAGGTGTGCGACTTGATCGACTGGCTCATGTTGACTTCTTCATAGCCCAGCACGTCCATGCCCATCATGCCGTTCTTGAACTGGCGTGAGATCACATCGGTGGGGTTGAAGAAACCAGACAAGCCGTTAACCAAAGCAGCATTAGCAGCGGGGTTCACGGTAGCGTAACGAGGCGACATGGTAGCAGCGTTCTCGTTCAGCTTTTGCTGGCCTTGCAGCAGCACCAAGGCGGTAGCCGGGGTGGTGCCGGGGGTGCCGACAGAGTTACCAATCGTCTTATAGGCGTTGGCAACGTCAGCGTCCACGCTGGAGGCAAGCTGGCTGATACGAGGCTTCAGCACGCGCTCTGCGAAGTCGTCCATAGACAGAGCCAATTCGGCGGAAGTAAACTGCACGCCGATGTGCTTCTGGCTGGAGACAGTCAGAGTGGTGTACTGCTCATCGTCGTCCTGGGCGGTCAGGGTGGCACCGTTGGTGACCAAAGCCCGATCAGGCAGGCGAATACGCAGAGTGGAGCCGATTTTGGCGCCGTTAACAGCAAAGGAACTGTCATATTGACGGTTCACATTGCGGGTGATCACAAGGTTGTTCTCCAGAATTTCCAGAGATTTACGAGTGATCATGTCGATGGTTAGCAAATTATTACTCATAATGATTTCCTTTAGCGGTTGCGTTGTGCCTGCAACTTCGCAATCTGCCGTCGGCGTTCGGCTTCAATCCACTCCGAGTCGCTCATGTTCTTGGTAGAACGAGGATCGGTGGTGTCTACGACACCTGTGTTTGAAATCCTGGCGCTGACCGGGCTGATAGGCGCTGGTGCAGACGAAGTTTTTTTGACCGGGGGATTTTCAGCCAATTTGACTTCAATCTTCCCAATCTCCTTTGCCTGTAAAAAGGGCGACAGTCGTGAGATGCGTTCAGCTTCCTTCGGGTTTTGGCCGAGATAGTAGGCTAACTCAGGGCCAGTATCCGATTCGCGGATCGTTTCAGCCATCACATCAGTAATCCGAAGCTGCGGGTTGTACGCTACTTGGTCAAAGTCATCGTACTTGCCACGAATTTCGTCTTCCTTATCGTGATAGGCCTCAATAATCTCAGCTTGACGCTTGGCAGCTTCCCGTTGCTGGACTAGCTCTTGAGCGCGGCGTTCAGCCAATGCTTCCGCATAGGCTTCGGTCGAGTCAAACTGGTCCGCTGGCGGCACTTCTGCCGGAACTCTAGGCGGCGGTTGCTTGGCCTGTTGTTCGCGTTCCCACTTACGTTGCTCTCTCGCAAGGCGTTTGCCAATCATTGCGTCCAACTCGGCCTGGGTGAATCTCTTCTCCTCTGGCTGCTGTTCGCTTTGTTCAGCTACTTCCGGCGCATTTTGTGCCCGCTCCTCAGTGGCCGTCACTTCGGGGGCTTGCGCGGAGTCAACTTCCGCTAAGGTCTGGACTTCATCAGTCATGGTTTGAATCCTAAGATTCCCTGGTCAACCGGGCCAGTACGGTTTAATTATTGCACAATTAGCTGAAAAATTGTCAACCAATGGGATTCCAACCTGTGTTATCTGGGTCATCCAATAGCTTCCAGTAGTAAGACCAGTCGCCTGTGTGCATTGCTTCAAGTAATGCTGCTTCAATGTATTTATCCATATTTAAATACCTATTTTATTTTTTTAAATAAAAAACAATAGAAACTGCTACGGCTGGAAATACTAAATCCAAAATGCTATCTAGGTTCCACTTACGCAGATCAAACGCTTCAAAATCACCACGCTGGTAAAAGTCTTGTTGTTGGGCGTGTTCTCTACCAAGAAAAAAGGCAGCACCAAAACAAGCCCCAGCAAGCCAGTTATCCGTCAGCAACCCAAGGGCTAGTTGCATTAGAAGCGCATAACCAGCGTGTTCAAAGTTAGTTCGATTCATGGATAAGTTTCCAATAAATTGACCAATCGCCTGTGTGCATTGCTTCAAGAAGTGCGGCTTCATATTCTTGTGGTGTCATAGGGCGTTGCCATAATTTAATCCTTTGCTCAAAATTTGTTTTGTTTATCCAATGGGATTCCAACTTGTGTTATCTGGGTCATCCATATCTATACTCCTATTTCTAATCTTTACGGAATTGCTTTAATAAACACCAAGTTCAACCCGCCAACCAAAATTTAAATCCGAGGACGCATACGCAGATGAAATGTTTATTTGGAAAGTTGTTGCTCCTACAGATGAAACCCAGAATGACCTTGACGTTCCTCCAACCTCAATGTTGCTTAATGGAGTAACTTGAATTTCACCACCAGTAGGAGTACGTCGCATATTGTGTGTAACAGTTATTGATGTAGTTGTTGCTGCTATTGTTGCTGTGCCTTGATCAGTAGATTTAGAACCTTTTTGATGAGTACAAGAGTATCTGTTTGTACCTTCTCCTGTAGATGCCATGCTCATCCAGTAACTTGTACTGGAATCATCAACAAAAAATGTTGGGTTAACAATGGGGGCTGCTTTGTCTGCATCCCAAACTTTGTCTGTAATCACACTATAAAAATAGTGCATTAGCGTTCCGGGGCCAAGACGGATACCTATAAGAGTTGAGGCATCAGTAATTTCTGAATTTTGGTAAGTCAATACAGGCCGTACAAATGAAAAACGGTCTACCTGCCAAAAGTTTGTTGCGTCTGTATTAAGGTCAATCAATGTTACGCCTTCTTCCCACGCTTGCGCCCAGAACGAATAGAACACTTCGCTGTCAGCCCACTGCTTGACTTCAAGACCTTTGTAGTAAACCTGTCTAAGAACTATGTTGTACCAAGTGTTACCAGACACTGCGTTATCCACTACATACGACCCTCCCGTATGTACAGGGGCTGGGGTACTTCCCCCGTCTTTCCCTTCTACATAAATTCCAATCCTACAGGCATCAACATAGATATTGCGGATGGTGTTGAGAATAAAGTTCTTTTTATCCAGCCCTGATTCAGTACTGTCTGGCATCACCTTGATAATGGTTTGCCCATCGTTGCTTCCAGCACCTGTTGACGTAGCATACCCATCAAACCAAAGATTCTCAAACACACAATACTGGTGAGACCGCAACATCAGGGCAGTATGCGACTGAGATGGTGTGGCATGGGCATAGGTGCAGCGCATATCCTTGATGGCGCAGTCCTGAACAGAAGTTAGAGTAATTGTTTCCCACAGGTTTGCCGCTTTCTGAATCAACTGCGTTCCATAACCACTACCAACAATCTGTACAGCAGTCTTTGGCTTCAGTGATGTACCAACAACATAACTTCCGGCCGGAATGAAAACAGCTCCGCCTATTGCTGATACTGCATCAATAGCGGATTGAATTGCAGCCGCATCATCAGTTACTCCATTCCCAACCGCGCCATAATCTAGAACATTTACTGGAGCGCCTGAAACCATCGAATAAGTTACTTTGGTCAAAGCCATGATAAATCCTTGTTAGAAAAAGCCGCCAGGGTAGTAGGCGTTTTGTTGGTGGGCTACATACCAACCAGACAAGTTGCCTTGGTTTACAGATTGGTTTACCAAGTTCCAGGTTGCACCGCCAGTAGCTGCAATGTCTTTGGCGTATAGGTACTGAGCGTTTACTGTGCCGCTGGCCTGTGACAGCGTGGCTTGTGAGCCTGCTGATGATGACTGTAGATAGGTCTGATTAGCGCCAGCCGCAGTAAACACGCCGACTGTTGACGTAACGCCATTTTTTAGTTTTATCGTGCCGTTTGTAA